AGCGCCGTTTGTCCGCGATGGAAACCCGCCAATTGATCACACGGAACTGCAATGAAGTCAAAGAGCCCGCAGAAGTGCGCGACGGTTGCGCCGTTTGGAGGAAAAAATGATCACATTTGCTAGCCCCGGACAACAACGCGTGTATGACCGAATCGCCCGTGGCCCCTGTGCCTGCGTCGATATCGTCAAGGATTGCGCCATACCTCTTGGGTCGCTTGGTCGCCACATCAACGAACTGAAACACGCCAAGCTGATTATCGAAATCGGCAAAGGCCCGCAAGCGGGGCGCGACGATCTGCGGAGTGATTCCCCGATCTACGCCTTGAAAGGAACACCACTCTTGCCGCCCGTTCACATTCAGAAGCTTTTGGATGATGACATGACATCACCGCATATCCGACCTGTTCGCAAGGTGCAAACGGCTCCAGGTTCCGGAGTCATCGCAGAACGTCGCCAGCCTTCGGAATTCCGCGAACTGCGGCGCGATCTGTTCGCGCATATGAAATTGGCGATGCTGGCGCGGTAGTCATGATTGAGCAGTTAATGATTGCGGTTTGCGGAGTATCGGCAGTTTTTCTTAGCCAGTGCGATGCAGTGAAATTACGTCGATGGGCCAGTGTCCTTGGACTAATTGGCCAACCGTTTTGGCTTGTCGCTACATGGAAAGCGCAGCAGTGGGGGATATTTGGGCTGTGTTTTATTTACACGTTTGCGTGGGCCAAAGGTTTCCACCTTTACTGGATAAAGAAATGACCGACCTTTCCGACTTCGTTCGATTCTGCGAATCCCGCCCGCAGCCGGTCAAGCGTGAAGGCTTGGACCGCTCAAAGTATTTCCTGTGCGGGCATGAGAAAACGCCGGAGAACTCACGGCATCAGGGCTTTACGCAATCGGGAACGCTGATGATCCGCTGCGTGACCTGTCACCGAGAGAACAGCCGCAAATGGTCGGAAAAACGGCGGCAGAAAAAGCGGTGAACGAGGGCGGAATCGACTGCCAGCTTGTCACCGTGCCGATCACCGAAACCCCGGAGCAGGCCAAGCAAAGGATGAAACGAGGCGAGCCGTTGCCGCATTTCAGTTACATGGCCTGCACCATTAAGCAACAAGGAGAAAGCAAGTAATGGCACGCGCAAGGAATATAAAACCCGGCTTTTACAAAAACGAGGATCTTGCCGAATGCTCCGTGTGGGCGCGGTTTATCTTCCCAGGACTGTGGATGCTGGCTGACCGCGAAGGCCGCCTTGAGGACCGCCCGAAGCGCATCAAGGCGGAGCTTTTACCGTTTGACGGCAATGACGTTGACAAGCTTTTGGCCGAGCTAGAGGAACGGGGCTTTATCGTTCGATACCACAACGAGGAAGGGAAATTCATCCAGATTTCCAAGTTTAACGAACACCAATCCCCACATTACTCCGAGAAAGCTAGTGTCATCAAGCCGCCACAACTCCGAGAAAATGGACGGACAATAAGCAAAGAAAATTCCGCGAGTACTCCGGAGAAGTCCGGAAGTACACCAGCCATAAAGGAGGGGTCGCAACCCCCTGATTCTCTGATTCCTGATTCTCTGATTCCTGAATCCCGATTGTCTGATTCTCCGATTGTGGGAAAGAGCGTACCGCGCAAGCGCGGCTCCCCGAAAACCCCGATTCCGGAGGGCTTTACCGTCTCCGAGCGCGTCAGGGAATGGGCTGCAGGCAAGGGCTTCGCGGATCTGGACGCGCACTGCGAGTCATTCATCGGCAAGGCCAAGGCGAAGGGCTACACGTACACGGATTGGGATGAGGCGTTGATGTGCGCCATCCGTGACGATTGGGCTGGTCTGCGATCTGGACGCGCCGGAATTGGGCGGAACTCAGACGCGGCGGCGGAAGCTGAACGCAGGATTTTTGGGGGGGGCGCATGAACAAGGCCGAATTCAAGGAGTTTGCCGAAGTGCTGACCGGCGTTGCGGATTACTACGGGAAAACGCTTAAGCCTGCGTCAATCCGGATTTATTGGGCCGCGCTGTCCGGAATTGAGCTCGATGTCGTTAAGCGCCTGTTTGCCGAGCATGTCCAGGTTAGCCGCTTCATGCCGACCATTGCCGAACTTTTGGAGGTGGTCCGGCTGGCCGATGGTCGCCCGAATGCCGAGGAAGCATGGTCGATGGTCGCCCGTTCGCTGAACGACGAAGGGCTGACAATCGTCTGGACCGAGGAAATGGCCGCAGCCTTTGGCGTGGCCTTGGGGCTGCAGGATGACCGCGTAGCCGCACGGATGGCCTTCAAGGAGGCGTATGAACAAGCCGTGACCGCCGCCCGCCGCCAAGGAAAGCCCGCCAAGTGGTCCGCAAGCCTTGGTCATGATCCGATGGGGCGGGAGGGGCCGATTGTGGAGGCGGTGAAACTTGGCCGCATCGGGGCAGACCATGCCGTAATGCTCCTGCCGAATAAGGGCGATATTTCGCCGGAAGTCTTGAAGCTGATGGGCGGTGGTGCCATCAAGCAGATCAGGGCCGCATGAGACGCGCCGCTAAAGTAGATGGCAACCACGCAGAACTGGCCGCTCTAGCGCGTCAGATGGGCTGCAGCGTGCTTGACCTGTCGCGGGTTGGGTCAGGGTGTCCCGACTTGCTGTTGGGCATCGCTACGGCTTCCGGGCGCAAAAATCTGTTGGTCGAGGTCAAGGACTCAAGCCAGCCGCCGAGCAAGCGGAAACTCACGCCGGATCAGGTCGAATTCCACAAGACCTGGCGCGGTCCGGTCGCCGTTGTCGAATCTGCCGATGAACTGATTTCTTTGATACGGATGCAGCCATGACCGACCTTGAAATGATTAAGAAGTGTGCCGACCGCATGGATTACAAGGTCGCTCTGGATATTCACGGGACATTCTTTTTTGTGACTGATGGAACAAAACAGCCCGACCGCAAGGATTACGACCCACTCAATAATGATGATCAGGCAATGGAATTATTCCGCAAATATCATCACGTTCTGAATTTTGACCTTCGTCGCGCAATTGTTGAGGCGGTCGCAAATCTGCCATGACCGAACCGCAGCGCATCGACTTTTCCCGCATCATTGCCGAGATTGAGGCGGCAGGGGTCACGCAATACAAAATCGCCATGATGATGCACCGCCAGATCACGCAGGTTAAACGATGGAAAGCCGGAAGCGAGCCGAGGCATTACGAGGGTCAAATGCTGCTGCAGATTCACGGCGAGTATGTAAAACGTGAAACATTACAAGTGTCACCTGTTGATCATGAAGTAATCGAATCTATGGCATAACATTCTTGTCCAGCGGGTTATCCGTTGGAAATCAAGGCCCGCCGATGCGCGGGCTTTTTTATTTATCAAAGTCTTAGGAATTGCCTCAATTGCCAGTCGGAGCGCCATTAGGCAACAAGAACGCCGCAAAGCCTCGATTGTTTGATGACGCTTTGCGCCGCGCATTGAAACAACGCGATCTTGAGGCGGGCGACGGCGAAACGCTCCGCATGATTGCCGACAAACTGATTGACCTTGCGCTGGCCGGAGACATCGGCGCGTTTCGTGAGGCGCGGGACACGATGGACGGAAAGCCGGTCCAAGCGATCACGGGCGCAGACGGCGGGCCGCTCGTTGTAATCACCGCAACCGCGCACGACGAAACCCTGTGACGTTCAAGCTGACAGCGCGGCAGGAATTGGCGCAGGCAGTGTGCGCAGGTCCTGCTTCACACATCATGCTGTTTGGCGGTTCACGCTCCGGCAAAACATTCTTGCACATGCGGAACATCGTTTTCCGCGCACTGAAAGCGCCGAAGTCACGCCACGCTGTTCTGCGCTTCCGCTTCAATCACGTTAAGGCTTCCATTGTTCTGGATACGTTTCCCAAGGTCATGGAAACGGCGTTTCCTGGTGTCTCTTACACGGTCGATAAATCGGACTGGTACGCCAAGCTTCCGGGCGAATCGCAAATTTGGTTTGGTGGACTTGATGACAAGGAACGCACCGAGAAAATTCTCGGACAGGAACACGCGACCATCTACCTGAACGAATGCAGCCAAATCCCGTTCAACTCCCGCGAAATGGCCGCAACTCGTTTGGCGCAGCGCGTTGAGGCGATGATGCAGAACAGAGCGCCGCAGATGCTAAAGCCGCGCATGTTTTATGACTGCAACCCGCCGCCAAAATCGCACTGGACGTATAAGCTGTTCGTCCAGAAGATTGATCCGGACTCGCGCCAGCCGCTTGCGAAGCCTGACGATTACGCAGCCTTTCAGATGAATCCGCAGGACAACGCGGACAACTTGGCTCCCGGCTACCTTGACACGTTGCTGGCCTTGTCGCCGCGCCTTCGCAAGCGTTTCCTTGATGGTGAATTCGCAGACGCAACACCCAATCAGCTATTCAGCGATGAAACGATTGAGACTTGGCGTGTGCTGGATGGGTCTGTGCCCGACCTCGTTCGCATCGTTGTGGCGGTCGATCCTTCCGGATCTGGCGATGTTGACAACGCCGACAATGACGCAATCGGCATCGTGGTTGCTGGCCTTGGGACGGACGGTAACGCTTACGTACTTGAGGACTTGACCGTTAAGGCTGGTCCCGCGACATGGGGCCGCATCGCTGCAGACGCATACCATCGCCATGAGGCCGATGTAATTGTGGGTGAGGCGAACTACGGAGGCGCGATGGTGCAGCACACGATCAAGACCGCCGCGCCCCGTGCGCCTTACAAGAGCGTGAGCGCCACGCGGGGTAAGGTGGTCCGCGCCGAGCCCATCGCAGCCTTGTATGAGCAGGGTAAGGTTCGGCATGTCGGCCACTACCGCGAACTTGAGGATGAACTATCCGCCTTTTCTACGGTTGGCTACCTTGGCGACCGCTCGCCAAATCGCGCTGATGCGTTGATATGGTCCCTCACTGAGCTATTCCCCGGCATGGTTGCGCCGAAGCGTGAGCAGCGGGAAGGCATACACAAGCGCAACCTAGGCGGCGCTGGCGGGTGGATGGGATGACCCCCGGACCGCGCACATACAAACAGGCCACGCTGACCGTCGCCGTGCCTTCCGGACTGCCGGAGGACATGCGCGAGGACTTCATGGAAATCCTGTCCGTGCGGAGTGACAACCCGCGCAAAGGCCATGCAACGGCCCTGATGCACATGGTCTGCACGGAAGCCGACCGCTCCGGAAAGCTGCTGATGTTGAAGGTCGGAGCCTTTGACGATGGCGGCATGAACAATGAACAGCTTGCCAAGTGGTACGGGCGCTTCGGCTTTGTCGAGGTGCAAAAAGAGCCCGCCGTATTGATGGCGCGGCAGGCTGAACCACCAAGGATTGCGAGGGCGTAATGGCGGAACACGAACAGGAAAGCGGCGGCGACAAGTCCGTTCTTGAGCAAGCGAAAAAGCACTACAAGCTCTGCGTCGATGCCGACACCGATAACCGCATTGCGGCAAAGGATGATCTACTGTTCCTTGCTGGCGGCACTAACCAATGGCCGATCAAGGCCGTGCAGCAGCGTCAACTGGATGGCCGTCCGTGCCTGACGATCAACTCGCTGCCGACCTTCGTCCACCAGGTTACGAACGACCAGCGGCAGAACCGCCCATCAATCAAGGTGCATCCGGTCGATGACGGCGCGGACGTTAAGACGGCAAAAGTCATTCAAGGGCTGATCCGTCACATAGAATACGACTCAAACGCCGATATCGCTTATGACCGTGCGGTGAACTCTGCGGCGCGGATTGGCTTCGGATTTTGGTATCTGACGGTTGAGTACGAGAACGAGCGCAGTATGCAACAGCGCATCGTGTTCCGTTCGGTCCGTAACGCTTTGTCCGTGCGTATCGACCCGCTATCCGTTGAGCCTGACGGATCAGACATGCAATACGCATTCATTGACAACCTCATGGCCCGCGAGGAATTCAAGCGGCAGTATCCGGAGGCCGAGGCGAACAACGTTTCGCTGATCTCCGATGGGTCAATGTCCGGATGGCTGACGGATAACACCGTTTTAGTCACTGAGTATTACTGCCTCAAATGGACTCCGGCAAAGCTTGCCCTGCTGCAGGACAACACAACGGCATTTGAGGATGAACTGATCCCCGAACAGAAAAAGCTTGTGGTATCTACACGGCAGTCAAAACGCTGCAAAACCATGTGGTACAAGCTGACCGGCGCTGACGTTTTGGACAGCACGGAAATCAAGTGTAAGTGGATTCCGGTGTTTCCTGTCTACGGTGACGAAATCGACATCGAGGGCAAGGTAATCCGTGCGGGCATCATCCGCAACGCCAAAGACCCCGCGCAGATGTACAACATGATGATGACCTCTGCGGTTGAGGAAATCGCGCTACGTCCGAAAGTGCCGTTCATCATGGCGGAAGGGCAGGAAGAAGGCCACGAAGACGAATTTGAAGCGGCCAACAACCGGAGCCTGCCGTATATCACCTATAAGCCGGTGACGATTGACGGCCACTTGGCCCCGCCGCCGCAACGCTCGCACCCTGCAGACGTTCCGACCGGCTTTCTGGCGATGGCGGCGCAGGCACGGGACAACATCAAGGCAACCACGGGCATTTTTGATGCTTCGTTGGGTGCCAGAGGCAACGAAACCAGCGGGCGGGT